GGGGGTATATATAGGAAAACACCATTTTGCTTCCAGCATTAACCAGCTCCCTGTCTCTTCCAATTTTTAACAGTTGACACAACTACCGGTCTGTGTTAAAATATTTAGTGTAGAAAGGAGTGAAAGTGCATGGACGAAATTGTTCAGCTTATTTCAAATGTGGGCTTCCCTATTGCTTGTTGTCTTATCATGTTTTTCTACGTCAATAAGTCGCAGGAATACCACAAGGAAGAGATTAGCAATTTGACGAAGGAGTACAAGGCAGAGATTTCTGAGCTTTCTACTGCTATCAATAACAACACTTCTGTCATGCAGTCTCTTATCAACACGCTCACGATTAAATGACTGAGCAAGAACTAAGAACGTCAGTTTACGCTTTCGCTCAATCGTGCATCGGCCTTAATGAATACGACGGCAGTTATAAGAAAATAATTGACGCCTATAATAGCTACCAAAAAGATGTAGGAGGCCCGACCGTTACTTACGCTTCACCGTGGTGTGCTGTGTTCGTTTCATACGTCGGTATTGCTCTAGGCTTAACGGATATTATTTTTCCTACGGCCTATTGCCCTTACATGGTGACGCTATACCAGAACATTAACCGATGGGAAGAAAACGATGCTTATGTGCCCCAGATGGGCGACATTATTCAATACGATTGGGATGACTCTGGTTCTGGTGACAATCAGGGGCAACCAGACCATTGCGGTATAGTTGGCGTTGTAGACGGAAACACGTTTACAGTAATTGAGGGCAATAACGGCGATTCTGTTAAGTTGATGGAACGTCGAGTAGACCAGAAGTCTATTCGTGGTTACTGTCTCCCCGATTACGCAAGTATGGCCTCTGAGGGGCTAGAGTGGGTAGCTTACTACACTAATGAACTTGGCAAAATGACAGCCGACGCAATGCGAAATAATGCGCGTATCATATGGAATTATTTTGGCGCTCTTGGTTGGTCGGTCAATGCCGTTTCCGGTATGCTCGGCAATATGCAAGTTGAATCAAGTTTGAATCCCGGGCAGACAGAAGCTACTTTTGCCTTGGGCAATCCCAATGCTGGCTATGGCCTTGTTCAATGGACGCCGCGCACAAAGTTTAGCGACTGGGCGGGTGATGGCTGGGATGACCCGCTGCAATGTGGCGACTTGGAATTGAATCGGATTAAGTATGAGTATGACAACAATCTTCAATTCGGTCAAAATCCTTACTTTCCGTCATATACAGCTACATGGCAAACGTTCATTCATTCTACCGATTCTCCCGCCGATTTAGCAGACACTTGGCTTGTGCAGTATGAACGACCCAATCTTTCTGCGTGGGAACAGACCCGGGCGTTGCGCATGTCAAACGCTGACAAATGGTACACCTACCTAACAAACCTTCCAGCTCCACAGCCTATCCCTAAAAAGTCAAAGTCAATGCCATTATGGATGATGCTTAATCCATACGCAAGATTCTATTAAGGAGGAATTTTAATGTGCTAACCCGTGAACAGTTTCAGGCTATTATCGGCAAATATGCCACGGCCGACGATGAAGCCACGCTCAAGGATGTTTCTGACCTTATGGGAATGTACGACGAAATGTCAAACCCGCAGTTGCAGCAGGAGCGCGACGAATACAAAGAAAAGTACGAGAATGTGGTGAAGGAATACAAAGACCGTTTCCTTTCTCCGAATTCTCCGGCAGACCCCAAACTCCCGGAAGATGAATCCGATGAAGATGAATCCCCGGAAAAATTTGATGACTTGTTTTCTTGAAAGGAGTAAATGCTTATGCCTGTTAAGCCTAAGATTAGGACGCTTACCACGTCCGCTGCGGATATTCTGAATGTTATCCGCAATAACGCTTCGGTTGATTACCGTAACTATGTTCCCAAAGCCGACGCAAACGACGTTGAATCCATTCGCACGATTGGCGCAATTATCATGGACTATCCGGCGCTCCAGAATGAGTTCCTGAACGCTCTGGTCAATCGCATTGGCCGCGTGATGCTTACGTCGAAGATGTACTCTAACCCCATCGCTTTCTTCAAGAAGGGTGTTCTTGAGTACGGTGAATCTATCGAGGAAATCTTCGTCAACATTGCAAAAGTTCAGGAGTTCAATCCTGAGATTGCTGAGCAGGAAGTTTTCAAGCGCGTTGTGCCTGATGTTCGCGCGGCCTTCCATATCATGAACTATCAGAAGTTCTACAAGGCAACTGTCACACAGGAGCAGCTCAAACAGGCGTTTCTGTCGTGGGATGGCGTGACTGACCTGATTGCTCGAATCGTTGATTCCATGTATACGGGCGCGAACTACGATGAGTTCCTCGTCATGAAGTATCTGCTTGCCCGCCATATTCTCGACGGGCGTGTGTATCCTGTCACTGTCCCGACCGTTAACGCCGAGAACGCGAAAGCGATTGTCACCACCGTTAAGGGCGTGTCCAACAAGCTGACGTTCATGAACAGCGATTACAACCCGGCAGCAGTTCGCACTTTCACCGAAAAGTCCGACCAGTACATGATTGTCAACTCCGTGTTCGACGCGACTATGGACGTGAATGTCCTTGCCTCCGCTTTCAACATGGATAAGGCTGAGTTCCTTGGCCACCGTGTTCTGATTGACGGCTTTGGCGACCTCGACGTTGCTCGCCTTGGCGAAATCTTTGCTGGCGACCCGACGTATAACGAGCCGTCTCAGGATGAGCTTGCTGCTCTGAATGCAATCCCGGCAGTGATTGTCGACAAGGATTGGTTCATGGTGTTCGATATGCTTATGCAGTTCACTGAACAGTACAACGGTCAGGGCCTTTACTGGAACTACTTCTATCATGTGTGGAAAACGTTCTCTGTGTCCCCGTTTGCCAATTCTGTCCTGTTCGTTCCGGGCACTCCGTCGGTCACTTCCGTTACTGTGTCGCCGACCACTGCTACTGTCCAGAAGGGCGGCAGCGTCTCGCTTTCCGCTGTTGTCGCAACTGAATACTTCGCCCCGCAGACTGTTGTGTGGACGAGCAGCGCAGATGACGTAAAGGTTTCTGCTGCCGGTGTTGTCACGGTTGATGCAGACGCAAAATCCACGTCCGCTACGATTACTGCTACTTCCGCTTTTGACGGCACTAAGAAAGCAACGTGTACTGTTACCGTTAAGTAACTAAGTCACAGACGAATGGCTACGGCGTTATAAATAGTAGTCGGGTGGGTAGGCGGGAAATTTCTTAAAGGCAGGTGGTTTCATGTCGATGATTGTTCCAAATTCAGAAGTGTACATTCTAAAGAATGTTCCTCTTGAACCGTCGTTCGACCATACCATTTGGTTTGATAGTCCTGAACAGCAAGCTACGGCTTTTACGACGTATGCGCTTGCGTTCTATTTTAATAAAGTTTCTTATCAGCGTTATCCAAGACCGTATATTACTCTTGACAAAACCGCTGATGACCTTTTCAATTGCAACTATATGATGTTCCGCAATACAGCTTACGGAACAAAATGGTTTTATGCGTTCATTACGCAAATCGAGTATATCAGCAATACGACTTCGCGCATTTACTACACTATTGACCCAATGCAGACGTATCTGTTTGATGTTAATGTTGGAGAGTGCTGGGTTGAGCGTGAGCACGCCATGACTGACGCGATTGGTGACAACCTCATCCCTGAATCGTTTGAGTTGGGCGAATACGTGTTTGATGCTGATTATTTTCCGCAAATTTTTGAGAAATCACATTACACTATTTGTATTCTTGCCACGTGGGAAGCCGTTTATGAAGATAACAAGTGGGTCATTAAAGACGCTTCTTACGGCGGCGTTGGCGGCGTGGATAGCGGCATTTACACTGGCCTGACGAAGAATCTTTGTGAGTATGACCTTGACAACCCCAGAGCTTGCGTCGAGAAAGCGAACAACATTATTGAAGCAGCTACGAAAGCAAATAAAGCAGATGGCATTGTCAGCATTACGATGTACCCAAAGTTCTTTATGAACTGGTCAATTACTGGCGACTTGGCTGATGGACTTGTGCCTTATAAAATGAATGGCGTCCCTGCCTTTACAGGTGCGTTTGATGGCTATAAGCCTAAAAACAACAAACTTTACACTTCTCCGTTTTGCGGCGTGTATGTAGATAATCTACAAGGCAACGCAGCAAATTATGCCTATGAATATTTCCCAGACCGTAAACCGCTGTTTTATATCGTTGGCGCGGCTAATGGCAATCTGGAGTGTGCGTCTATCCCTATTAACTATAAAGGGCTTCCGTCAAACTTTCAGGAATCCTTGATTATGGGCGGTTTTCCGCAGTGCGCTTGGAATGTCGATACTTTTAAGGCGTGGATTGCACAGAATAAATATGCGATTGCTGCCGGTGTTGCAAACACAGCTATTTCAACTGCGGCTCGTGTTGGCGCGGCTATTGCGACTGGTGGTTTGAGCGAAATTGCGGCCGCTCCTGCCGCAGCCGGGACAAATGTTGTTTCTTTCCCGAACGCATATCAGCCGCCAACTGGTGGAGGCTCTGGCGGAGGCATTACTGGCGCGGCAATCAATGGCAGTTCAAATATTCTTAATGATACAATCAACCTTGTCGCGCAGGTAAAAACCGCTTCCACTCAGCCAAATCATTCGCGCGGTCAGCAGTCGTCTAGTGTTTACTGTGCGCTTGGTCAGCAAGGCTTCCATTACATGCCATATCGCATTCAAGGTCAGTTTGCGAAAACAATCGACGATTTCTTTTCCATGTACGGCTACAAGACGAACCGTCTTAAAGTTCCCAACCGCAACGGCAGAAAAGCATGGAATTACGTCAAGACCTGCGGCTGCAATCTTACTGGCAGCGCCCCCGCAGACGTTACTGCATCACTTGTTCAGATTTACGACCGGGGCATTACTTTCTGGCGCTGCATCGACCTATCAGCTGGCAATCCGTTTACGCGAGTAGGCAACTATTCGCTTGACAACTCACTGTAAGTAGGTGATAATTTGAGTAAACCATACCGAACCCCTAAAGGCTCTCACTCGCGGCAGTTTTGGGAAACGGCATATGACAACACTACACGGTATCAGTTTTACTACAACAAGCTAACAGAGATTGCAACGTCTCTGTTCACATGGGAAAACCTCCCGCCTAGTGTTGACCCGCGCTTTTTGGAACTGTGCCTGTTCTCTACTGGCTGCGCTGTGTTCTTCAAAGACGATGTTCTTTCCGAAGCTGCTCGCATTGAGGGTAAGGAAGATTATGACAAGCACGGCTATCTTGCATTGCGTGTAATGGCGAATGGCCCGTTTGATGTCTACAACACTCCAATCAACCGTGTTGCGTATGCTTCAAGTGTTGGTAAGAATCAGTGGAAGCTGGACAACACCAACTCTGTTCTTATCTGGAACAACCGCCTGAGACTTCCATCCGCTTATGAAGCATGGGTGTATGCTCACCGGCTTGAAAACATTGACCGCGACGTTGACGTGAATGCAGCGGCGCAGAAAACCCCGGTTATCGTAACGTGCCCCGAATCTCAGCGCCTGACGTTTAAGAACCTCATGATGCAGTATGACGGCAATGTCCCCATTATCTTTGGTGATAAAGACCTGAATTTGAATAACATTCAGGTACTTAACCCCGGCGTTCCGTATACGGCCGCTGAGCTTCAAGACCTTAAACGCGAAATCTGGAATGAGGCTTTGGCAATGCAGGGCGTTCCGAACCTTACAATTTCCAAACGTGAACGCCTTGTCACCGATGAAATTCAACAGGCAACTGCCGGCACATCTGCTTGTCGAATGTCAAAGCTGGAAGCGCGTCAGCAAGCGGCTGAGCAAATTAACAAAATGTTTGGGCTGAATATTAAAGTCTCTGTTAACTCTCTTTATACGTCCGGTATTTCCGACGATGAAGGCAATACAATTAACGACTGGCTTGACCCGAATACTGATAGCGGCGGGGGTGAATCGAAAGAATGAGTTTGTATACTACTCAGGTAAGATACATTTGTGAATCTCTGGCCGGTGATACCACTAGGCCAATTGACGAAATCATTGGCGTTGCAGCGCCTAAAATGTTTCCTATTGGCGAAACTGGCAGAGAGGATTCACCGTTCAAACGTTGTGTAATTCCGTGGGTATTTGTTGACGGCCCGACTACATATTATATTTGCCGTAAAATTCTTGCCCATTATTATACACGAGAAATTGGCTGGGAAACAGCAGCACTCTGGGTGTTCCACATGAATGAGCAGCTTGCCGAAATCGCGCCGTACTACACGCAGCTTGTAAAGTCTACATTCAACAGTATTCGTGATTTCACGGCCGAGGATATTGAAGCGCTCTACGGTGATACTAACCTTGTCCGCACGTTCACAGGTGACTATAACGACAAGGCGAACGGCGGCAGCACGAATAACAACACGATTACTGCTGACAACTATAACCTTGACAGCGACACACCTCAGAACGGCCTTGTGTCTGTGAAACCATCAGAGGACGCTGCTGGCATGGCGTACCTGTCCTACGCCCGGCGCGCATTGGTTGACCAGAAGAACGACAACACCGAATCGCACAACGAAACGTCTGACCGCAAAGCCAATACCACGGAGACAATCAAAGGTAAGGCCGGGGGTAAGGCAAGAATTGAGTTAATGAAAGATGTAGCTAATACGCTTATCAATATCGAGCGTAGAATGATTAGTGAACTTTCAACCGAATTTATGAACGTATGGTAAAGGAGTGAAATTATGGACACAGTTAGTATGCTGAACAAAATGAGGTTTTACTGTCAGCCCATTCTCCCGCTTGTGTATGATGAAAGCATGAGCTATTACGAAACACTGTGTAAAGTAGTGGGTCAGCTTAACACTACGGGTGAAACGGTAAACAAACTCAATGAGGGATTGACCGGGGAAATCGCAGACAGACAGGCCGCTGACGCGGCACTGGATAAGCGGTTGAAACTACTTGAATCTGCAAACGTTAAATTACATTTCTTGATTTTTGACGGCGCGAATCCCAATGGCGGTATGCCTACGAGAGACGAATTGTACCAGTGGGTTCATGAGGGTGATGCAATTTTTACCCTATTCAGAACGAACGAGGAAGGCCGTGGGCAGGTATACGCGGTTTCGTGCGCCTATAACGCCGGTAGCTGGGACAGCGCAGCTTCAAACGACTTTAATATTATCGTTCCTATTGAAACTAGCTATGACGCTGTAAAGGATTATGCTGTTCGCCAAAAAATCGCAAAGCTCACTATTCCTCCCAGTTCTAAGCCGTCCCTCAATGTGCCGTGGGATTTGCAGATTATCGAGATTGATACCCCCGCTACTACGGCAGATGGCGTTGTTAACTTTACAGTAAATATTTCTGATAGTGGCTCTGTCAATGGTAGTATCACTCCATCTGAGTTCTTGCAGCTTTACAACGTTACACGTGGCGGGAAAAAAATGTGCGTAGCGGTTAACGCTAAGCTTGTGTATGATGGGATTGCGCGTTCTAGCTCTATTGCTACGGTTGACCCTGCTAACCGCATTATTCGCATTGTGTTTGAGCGCGATTATGGCACGGCTATTGCGAACGGAGTTAACCAGCTTAATAAAACTGTTGATTATATTATCGGCGACGCAAAGAAGGGAGTTTGGACTCACGAATCCATTGATTCAAAAGTCTTTGATTTCCCCCGTTACGAGGGTTTTCAGTTCACTCGCGGCGCAAATAACGTTATCACAACTGATGACGAGTCAACCCCAAATGCCGTTTACACGCAGTATCACGCAACCGCTAGCGGCAAACTCTATCAGAATCTACCGACACGTCTTATTGATACGGTTGACGGCGCAGAATACTGGAACGGCACGTTCGATGTATACGGCGGGAATCATATGACTTTCACATTCGTCACGTCGAATTACGCAACTTCTTCTGATAGAATGCTTGTTCGTGTCATCGAGCTTTCTGCTGATGCTAATACCACGGCATGGAAGTGTGGGGTGAAGGAATTTACTCTTCCGCTTGAGGCTTCTAATGATGTAGTTACTTACACTGCCTCAAAGGTGGGCGAGGGCGAATACCTTGCAAGCGTACATAGAGCAGAATATCAAGTGGACTTCGCAGAAGGGATTCCTGCTATTATCACTAGTATTGAGTCAGGAAAAAGAGTAATCTTTAGGGTTGACCTGAAAGAAATCGACTCTGTAACGGGAGCCACCCCTGTCTATTTTGCCTCTGGCTACACTAAAGCCAGTCTTTCTTCTGGCAATCAGGTATATCTTTTTGCCGGAGACATTTTGAACGGGAACTATAGTTTGCAGATTACCAGCGGTATTGAACACGCAACTCTTATTTATTATGGCGAAACATTGCCAATGCCAAACCCCGACGGCAGCGACAACGGTAAAGCCCCTAGGATTAACGGAAATAAATGGGAGCTGCAAAATGTCGACGGCGCGAAAGATTACCCTGTTAATATTACTGTACCTCCTTCTTCTGTGCCTACAAGCGTTAATGCGGGCATTGCGCAGTTTACTGTAAGTTGCGATAAAACGTTCGCAGAAATAAAGGCTGCCATTGATGCTGGTAAAAATGTGTTTGGAAACTATGCTAATAATATTTGGCCGTTGAGTTATGCAACAGACACTATGGTGTCGTTTGCTGGGGTAATTAACTTCAAATATTTTGAAGATGCTAGTAACGCAACTTGTACCTTTACTATCCAGTCCGACGACACTTCAATTATCACGTGCGCAGCGGGTGAGCTTCCTGCCCCGGCGCTCGATGGCAGCGACAATGGAAAAGTCCTTGCTGTCAATGGGACTAAGTGGGGTCTGAAAACCCTTCCGTCCGCTGCACCTGTGGACACAGCTATGTCTGATACTTCTACCAATGCTGTGCAGAATAAGGTAATTAAGAAGTACGTAGATGATAGTGTAGCCGGGGCTAGTGGTTCTGCTGGCGCTGTGCGCTACGATGCGGCGCAGACGCTGACTGACCCGCAGAAACTTCAAGCACGTAAGAATGTCGATGCGGCTGGTGTTGTTATGCCACAGTTTCAGGGCTTTTTGACACTAACCCCTGCGAACGCACCTACTGGAACTGGTGTCGGCCTGTCCCCGTCCAGAGATGGCAATAATTTTGCGCTTAATATTTCTGACGTGAACGAGGACACACCCACACTGCTGACCGGCGTTAAAACGCCGACCGACGCAGACACCAATGCGGCCGCGACTGTGGAATACGTGAAGAACAAGGTCGCAGATGGCGGCTCTTCCGATGCCGTCCTCTACACCGAGCAGACGCTCACTGATGCGCAGAAGAAACAGGCGAGGGATAACATTTACGCGGCGATTGCGGATTTTGTAGTTAACGGAACTGTTAACTCGAATCCGGAGACCGGCGACAATGAAGTGACGCTGGATAAAACGTTTACGCAAATTCAAGCGGCGATTCAGGAAGGCAAGCATCCGGCCGTACATCTCTCCTACGAAGAGAGAAGCATCACATTACTCCCTCTTGTGGCCTACAGTACGCATGGTGTCGCTTTTGCGGCAGCGGTGGCAGATGCTGTTAAGGGAAATATTACAAGTGTTGAACTAATAATAACACCTGATGACGATATTCTTTTCGATATATCAACCTCCCCCGCTCTCAATTCTGACGGCGATCTGATTCAGTTTACGATGGCATCCGACCCCATCACGCCCATGGAGATTGCCACGAAAAAGTATGTGGATAACCACCCCGGCGGCGCGCCAATCACAATTAAACTTGGCACTGGCAACGCTGCAACTTCCACGGCCACTTTTGCTGAAATTAAAGCAGCGCTTGAAGCAGGTAAAGCACCGATTCTAGATTCAGCGCCCGGAACTAGTCACTGGTTTGCGCTTAACTGGGTGCTTTCCGGGACTGACATATTGACTATCCAGTATGGCACATTTAATGTCGGTGGCGGCGGGAAGGCAAACTTTACCGTTTACGATGTTAGTGTTAGTACTACTGTTATCACATATTCCTCAAGAGAGTTTACGACTGAATAATGGAGGATACTTAAATGACCGAAACCAATCTCCGTGAAATTCTAGTTGCAACTGCCCGCGCTTATATGGGTGCAAACACCTATAACGGACAGAAGCAGGAAATCATTGATATTTACAACAAAAACCAGCCTAGACCCAGAGGGTACAAGGTGAAGTATACTGACGCTTGGTGCGCCACGTTTGTGAGCGCTATGGGGTACATTGCGGGATTTTCCCGCATTGTATTCCCTGAGTGCTCGTGCCCGGAAATGATTAGCAAGTATATGTTTGCTAATTGCTGGGAAGAACGTGATGACTATGTACCGAAACCGGGTGACATTATCTTCTACGACTGGGACGACAGCGGAATCGGTGACTGCGCTGGCGTACCTGACCACGTTGGAATCGTGGAAAGCTGCAACGGCTACAATATCACAGTCATCGAGGGCAACAAGGGCGACACTGTTGGCAGACGTAATATTCTTGTCAACTCCCGCTATGTGCGGGGGTACGGCGTTCCGAATTATTCTCTGCTTGCCGACGATAAAGACGAAACTGAAACCAAACCTGAAAGCGAGGAAGATGAAATGGTTTACAAAACTCTTAACGACGTCCCGAAGTGGGCATACGACGACATTAAAGCCCTGATTGACTGCGACGCAATCGAGGGCGACGGGATGGGAAATATCAATCTGAATGACACGCTTATGCGAGCGCTCATTATTATGAAGCGCTACGTAGATACGAAGGGGTAAGAAATGGAAAGCAAGTATTATGATGGCACAAAGCTGCTTAGCCTTAATGACATTGACGGAAATCGCCCTGAAATTTATATCTGCACCAGCAACAGAAGCGCCGGTAAGACCACATGGTTTAACCGCTATGTTGTGCGTAGGTATCTTAGGGGAAAGGGTAAGTTTTGCCTGATTTATAGATACAAATATGAATTGCAGGATTGCGCAGACAAATTCTTCAAGGAAATTGGTGCGTTGTTCTTTCCCGGATATACTCTTACGCAGCAAATGTCTGAAAGCAAAGCCTTTGTACATTTGATGCTTGCAAAAGACGGCGGAGAGGCTGAGTGTTGCGGTTATGCCGTAGCACTCAACTCCGCTGAACAGGTTAAGAAATACTCGCACTATCTAAATGACACAACTGTTCTACTGTTCGACGAATTCCAAAGCGAAACCGGCGTATACTGCCCGAATGAGATGAATAAGTTCATTTCGATTCACAAGTCCATTGCAAGAGGCGGCGGCGAACAGAGTAGATACGTGCCTGTTATTATGATTAGTAACCCGGTCACGGTACTGAATCCGTACTATTCTGCTATGGGAATCAGCAGCAGACTGAATGACAAAGTAAAGTTCATGCGCGGGCATGGATTTGTGCTGGAGCAAGGTTACAATGAAAGCGCTGCAAAAGCACAAGCTGAAAGCGGATTCTCTAAAGCGTTCAGTAAGACCGCATACATCGGATTCTCTGATAGCGGCAAATACTTGAGCGATAATCAGGCATTTGTTGAAGAAATGACTGGTAAGAATGTGTATTTGTGTACGATTAAATATCATGGCAATGAATATGGCGTAAGAGAATACCCGGAAGCAAATAAGTTTGGCAGTATGCTTTACTGTTCGCCGTCCGTTGACCATACACATCCCATGAAAATTACGGTAAACACTGATGACCACGACGTTGACTATATTCTCGGCGGCGGTTATGATAGCCTCATTGCCCTGCTGAGACACCAGTTTGAAATGGGCAGATTTAGATTCAAGAATCTTGAAAGCAAAGAAGCCCTTGTAAAAACTATCTCATGTTAAGGTATCTGCACCGCGTCCCTGTTGTGCCACGGCGGGAGGCTACTGGGTGAAACCAGCCCGGCGTAGGTTTTCGGTATTAGCGACCGCGCAGCAGCAAGCAGTGTTTTAGATATAGTTATACCCCCTATCTCTATGGTAGGGGGTGTAATTTTTTACTCCTTAAATTGAAATGTCGTATCTACAAGTACAATTCCTCCCGGAATTCTCTTCGGACGCAGCTTCCCCGGAACGCACAAACCGACTTTGAAGTCCTCAATGCTTCTATGCCCAGATATGAATTCCCTTTCCATATCGTTTTCAGGCTCGATTCCTTCATCTTCGCCACACGACTGCAAAAACAATTTCTTGCTGCGCTGAGGCATACCTGCACACTTCAAGTCATAATGCGGCTTGACTTCTTCATGATTCTCTTTAACCACGTGTTCGACGTAAGTTTTCTGTCGCTGAAACAGACCGTAATCCCATTCGCTTTCAGATTTCCAGCAACCATATGTGCGCGGGTGCTCTGTAATTCCTTTTACTTCTTCTGGGCTACAATTAAGGTGAATACTATCAGTATCAGCATAACAAAAGTGCTCATAGTTAGCTTGTGCAGCGCGGATAGTATAACAGCGGGCATAGCTTGTGATTGCAGCGCCTATGGCTATGTAGCCCGGCGTTTTATCCTGCGCGTAATTCGGGTAAAAGCCAATAGATGAATCGTCTTTTACATAAGCCACTTTGAAGCTACTGTCAGGGGACGCAGCGGTTTTTCCGTACAGATTGTTTGAAAATAGCTTTGCAAGATAGCGAATACCACCTGTGCTATTTTCCTTAATTTCTCTATATTTGTTAAGATACTTGTCAAATATGCCTTTCCTTGTCTGAAAATAACATCCATCAAGTATCTCTAAATCGAACACATCATAGTGTTCACGGAATAATTCATAGTCAGAACAAGTCATTGTGAGCGTCACAAATGGTTTGACTTTCTCGCCGTCAGAGTTTATAATTGTACTATAATATATACCTGTGCGCGAATTATACACGTCGGATGTTTTCAACCACTCAGTGCCTTTATACAATGGATTGCCTTTGATTTGTACGGTTGGCAAAAAGCCCTTGCGTAACTTGAAACGGCACTTGAAGCGGATAAAATAATAATCTGGCTTATACCTGCTACCGTCTCGTTTTTTCTCGCCTAATGTGCAGCACTCAGGTATGTAATTACCGTGCCAAAAACTAGGCAAATCTTCCGGGTATTCATTACCAGACATACTATGCATTACATAAGGATACAGAGAATTAACGTCGAATGTACATCCTTTAGCTTGAGGCTTTCCGGCAAATTTAGGATTTACATAGCACCAGCCACCTTTATATGCGCGCTGGATATACCGGCCAATGCACGGAGAGCCATATATTTCTTCATCAATATGCCGCTGCCACAAATTGGGGTATTGTTCTTTATAAATAGAATCACCGCCTAGTGTTTTCTTCCACTCATCAAAGCAGCACGAACCAATAGTCAGACGTGTATGCCCCTCTGCAAATGTTGTTTCTAGGCACTCTTTCAATACAAGAACATCGTTCGCAATGTATTCATATTCTTCCGGGCTGATGAAGCCGCCAGCGTGACGTTCGCCCTTGTACTCCATTTCAAGTTTCTGGTGCTTTGTGTTAAAGGACTTGCCTAGGGCTTTCAACGAAAGCGGAAGCAGCTTTAGGCTATCACGGATTTCGATAATCTTGCTATTCGAGCCCTTAATTACAATACTGTACCATACGCCCTGCTTATCAGCAATCATATACTTAATGCTTTTCGCTGGCATTTCTTTGTCATTCACCCACACTGTTCCCTCGAATTGGCTTTCACCTGTATGAGTATATGCTTGCTTCCATCCAAGCTGAGAAATAAAATAGTCAAGAATGAAAGCACCGTCAAATTTAAGATTATGGAAATATAGGATTTGGCGACTAGCGTCATGGGAAAACATATCATCGAAAAACTCGCGTATTGATTTGCACACTGTTACTTGCTCTGATTTACCGCCTATTTCAACATAAGCAGCAGACCAAACTTCTGTGTGTTCCTGCCCCTCAAAGACGCTTGTTTCAAAGTCACAAGCATAGCGTGGTACAATAGCCCTCTGTTCAATCTGACGCTTTTTCTTTTTAGTAGTCATAGCCACTCTCAAATTCGTCCTGATTGGTAGCATAATTATACACTTGCTCGTCAGATAGACGCATATCTTCGGGCAACCATGCTTGCATTTTACCAATATAGGCAAGCGCGTCATGTTCACGGTATTTCACGGAATAATCAGGCAATCCATTTTCTTCTAGGCCGCGCTTAACCATTTCGGCAACTTGACTTACACTTCTGGTGTCAAGAAGCGAATTAAACCATGCTAGCAGTAAATGAGCGCCTTTAGATTCATATTTTTCTCCGGGAGTAATAAATTCTTTAAGGAATTGCCGATAATTTTCAACAATCAACTGCGCCTCTGAAATGCTATCAATTTCGCGGATATATTCATGAGTAAATCCCTTTAGTTCTTCGGCTGTGTATTCCTTAATGTGCTCTGACGCATAGCGGGCATGTTCTGAAACTTTATATCCCTTTTTCTCCGAATAGCGAATTCTCGCCTTAAAGTTTTTAGCTTGTTTTTGCCATTCAGTTAAAGGTTTTCTTTTACGTGGCATTGTTATTCACCGTCCTTTAGCCATGATTTCCAGCATTCAAGGCAATCAACATCAAAGCAATCTTCTCGCGCTAGGTGGCTAGTATGCGAATCTGATGTATTAGGCGGGCAGCAGTTCATAAATATTGCCTTAAGTTTGTCAGCAGAAATAATAACATAAGAATTGTTATTCATGATTATCCTCGCTTTCTGTTAACCATGACTTCCAGCATTCTTTACAATCACCGCCATATTTATTACAGACATTTTCCATCATAGTACTAGTAATGGGCGGGCAAGCGGTTTCAATTAACGCTGCGATTTTCTCCGCATGAATAATAAAATAAGAATTGTTGTTCATACTAACGTATATCCTTTCTTTAATTTCAGCCTATCACAAATAGCATAGTATTCGTTCTTGCTTATTTCGCCTTTAACTTTGCGCGCGATAATGTCGCCATAGAAGCGGTCTATCGCATGAGACATTAGATTGCCAACGCCGAAACAATACTTGTAACACCCCTGCACTAGTTCATAGGCTCGTTTCCTGCCAAGAGATTGTTCAAGGCCAATAGAATACAAAACATTTGTTTTTTTATACGGTGAACGACGGCCAATGTCGATATAGCCAACAAGAAACTTATCATAGAAAAACGACAGATACAATATATTGCTCTCTCTATTGAAAACAGCAGAAACTTCTGCATTTTCGCCAATAGCTAGGCGCGGGAACGGTTCAATTCTTTTCGACCGAAAAATTTGAATACCGTCACGATAATCTTCAGCGCTAAAAGTATGATTACAAGATAGCGGCACGTCGGGAAACGGACATTCAAAACAGGTTTTTGCATATTTACAAGACACTTTACCATGCCCCCATCAACAATGGAATAAACAAACAAGCTGCTGCGAAAATCGCCCCAATAAAAGCACAAGCAATGTGTTCAAGAATAACTTTTTTCATGCTATCAACTCCAATCTTAGAAGAAAAGCGGGCGAATGTAATTTTACACGCGCCCGCTATTTTAGTTACTTCTTATACGTTTTCTTTTTGGGCGTGCTATCGGTTTCTGCCTTGCTACCACAGAATTCAGCATTCACAACCTGAACAGTCCAAGACGAATGCTTTTCGCTATCCTCATCTTCCCAAACATTACACTGCATTTCGCCGGTAAGAAGAATTTCCTGTCCTTTCTTGAAATACTGATTGATGAATTCGGCAGTTGCGCGCCACGCCGTGCAGCGGAAAAAGTCCGTTTCGTCACGGTTGAACGTCCGGTCGACGGCAACAGTGAAATTTGCGACAGGAACGCCGTTAGTAGTTTTGCGCATTTCGGGGTCAGCGGTAAGGCGGCCTTTAATAACAATATTGTTCATATTCTTTTTTTCCTTTCTGCCCGTATAGCCGATAGCGCAGCTTGGATTTTTCTGTTAGCGGACGGTCTGCGCATAACGGACAAACGTCTCAATATCCATAGAGAACAGATTTTCATCAGCCCCAAGGACATCATACTCGCCAAGGAATTTCACGTTTTCACCCGCGCATTTCTCTTTGAGTTCCGCGCGGATAGCAGCCGCGCCCTTGTCGATAACGTTCGCCGTGCGCGTCTCGAAACCGTTTTCGGTCTTGACGGGATACTCGACATTGAGGATTCGGATGGTTCTGGTAATGTTTTTCATAGCTTTTTTCCTTTCTGCGCCTATTCGGGCGGCGCGGCCCTCTTTTAATCTTGAGCGTTTCCATCATCAGGCAGCGGCGCTCATCTCGCCACGACGTTCCTAAAAAGGAACGTTTCGGATTTTAGATTAGTTTCGCCAAAAAACGTCAATGTCGAAAACGTCGGGGCTGTCGGATTCATGCACAATCATATCGTCTGGAAAGCCGAACGCTGCACAGTCCCATTGAAAAACCTGATTTTCTAGCAGCGCCTTGCGCGCGGCGTATTCATTATATGTGTACGTTCCGTTCCCGGTTTCGCGGGTCATTTCATGGTCAATGTCCGTGATACCTAGCGTGAACGTGCGGCGACGTTCGGATGAAAGTTTGCCATATTTCATAAAAGTTACACCTCCGAAATAGTGTTTTCGTCGAGAAACTCGTTGATTGCGTTAACGCCGTTCTCGTCAGTGAGAATTTCAAAATGATAGTTGCCATACGCGCCGGAACGTTCATAGTAAATGCCGTTCCGTTTCAGATAGTTGGATAGGCTGTCGGCAAACGACACAAACGCCGTTTCAAAATTGTACCATTTTTTCATTTTGAATACCTTCCTTTTTTCTGTTATTTTTAGCGCTGCTCTGCATTTATCCGGGCTTGCAACCGGCCGGAATAATCCGTGCTGCATTAGCGCCGGGAGGCGCGTTATTTAAGATTTTTTTCAAGTGCCGGAACGTCTGACGGGCTATAAAATTTACCGACTTCCATAGCGCGCCACGCGCGCGCGGACAGTTTCGGAAACCCCTCTTGCATAAGCAATTCATTCGCATGACGCATGGTAGTCGCGCTGTAGCCGTCCCACAAGCGCATGATATACGGCATACCGCCTTTGGGGATTTTAACAATAAGTACTTGCGTATCATATGATTCAAGGACTAATCCCATGCCGTCGCCATTATAAGACACTGTAACTTTAGCTTTGCCGTAAAAAGATTTTTGATTTGTGTGAAACGGCTTTAATTCATAAGTCATTTTTTTAATCCCCTTTTTCCTGTTATTTAGGAATATGAGCTTTGCTTTATTGCATGTCCCTTATCCCTCTTGACAATTAGAGTATAGCACATAAGGCACTGCCCTTCTGTGACTAAAGTCACATAACGCTATAATAATATTGCACAAATTAAAGGGATATATATTGTGCAGCATGACAATATGTGAAACATTTAACAATGTATCCATTTGGGGGAAAATGGAAGCAAAATGTTGTTTTCCTATATATACCCCC